CTCGTGTGTCAGAGAGATCGAAGCACTTTCAATGTTTCGAACTCTGACAACGCTGAATCTCTACGCTCCTGATTATACGTAGTATTCAGTCCAGGCACAAGTTTTGACTTCCTGGCTGCGGCTTCCTGCCGCTTCGAAGAATAGTGTGCAAATTCCTGGAGATGCGGATCTCCGCGAGCAACGAACTTGACAAATTCTTCGAATAGGGGATGGTCTACACAGTTCTCAAGGATCATGATAGCACGCATAGCTGCCATGTCCCTAGACCACAGAGCTTTCTTGTGCATCCTTTCTGGATAAACAAGCGACTTTAGAGCCCGAATGGTAGGATAAACCGCTCGCACATCCTCTGAGGTCTGCTGGAGGTACCCACGCTGAAATAGTCTCTGCAGCGACTTGACTTCGTCACGGTCATTGGTCGTCTTCTCTGCTTTGATAATCTGCCCGACAGATTCGCCTAGCTCCTCCAGTTTCTCTGCGAATTTGTCGTCGAAGCGACTGAGTGGCACCACCCAACTCATATCGTCGCCGATGGCGTAAAGACCTGTATAAGTCCCTTCTTTGAGATAGACATACTCTGAGAAGATCCAGTCGAATATCGTCTCAATGAAGTTAGTCCAGTTAGAACCACTGGACACGCCATGTTCACCCTCGAGCTTAGTTTCAGCGCTAATAACTAAGGGAATGTGGTGCATGTACTGAATCGACTCCTTCAGAAGCGCACGGAACTTCGGCTGAAAGCACGGCGCTAACACGTCGTACACTTCCATCGAAGATCTCAGCTGAAAGTGCGCGTCTGTTGAGCTAAAGTCAGACGCTGCAATAGCGTTATTCTGACGATAACTCTCAGAAATGAGCTTTCTGACTTGCTGAAATCCAGTCCACGGGCTCAGGAACTGTTTGGCCTCAGCAGATCGCATAAGTATGGACTGCAAAGGCTGGAAGAAGGAGCCTTCCACGAGGTTCGCACTCATTGGGAACATCCAGACCAATCGAGTTTTGCGATTATAGTTCCTAAACAATGCTATGGCAGGATATGTTTTCCATAGCCCATTCTCAGCCTCCTCGCAAGACTGTTTGATGACTTCAGGCTTATTCCTCCGGGTGAATAGAGGCCATCCTGAATTAGATTCGAGAGTATCTCGAGCGCGCATGTCATCAACTACGCGTGAGTAGGATACGGGGCGTAAAGACTTGCATCCTGCGTTAAGCAGCTTACGAGTCACCGTAGCCTTAGCTTCTGCCCATTCAGAGGTGGAGAAAGCCTCTGGCGCCTGCTTCTGCTCAAAAGTAGGAGCAACGACATCTGCTAAGATTTCCCTAATGGGAGGAACGCCGCCTTGCGGACCCCACTTCTCCAGCTGACGAGAATCAAACTGGAATACTTTTTGCTCGAATTTGGATCCATTTTCCAGTGCTTTTAGCTTGTCTTGCCACTGAGCAAGGATCTCATCTGGTTCGAGCATTTCGGTTTTGCCTTTAATGTTATAAAGGCTAGATCGAGGCGTAAAAGACTTACCTTCGGAAAGACCGCGTAGGTACATCTTCATGCCTGCGTTTGCTTGAATAATGTCAAGCTCATGATTTTGTAGCTTGGTTTCTTTCATAGACCAAACTCCTTTCTTAAGATTTGTA